TCCCAACTACGCGCCGCGCGAGCTGAAGCGTTTGGGCGCAACCAACTGGACATTGACCACAATCAGCTTTGCTGCACCTCTGGCCGCTCCAACTGGCGTGACTGCGACAAAGTACGTCCCAGCTTCCGCATCCGTCAACACCGACACCTACCAAGACGTGAAGTACGTTGTGACCTCGCTGACTGACGACCTGTTTGGACAGTCTGTCGCATCGTCTGTGGCCACTGTGTCGACCAACATCTATGTGACTGGCGCGTACAACACCATCTCATGGACTGCTGCTTCAGGCGCTGCACGCTACTACGTCTACAAGTTGCAGGGTGGCATCTATGGCTACATCGGCAACACCACTGGCACGTCAATCGTGGATGACAACATCGCCCCAGACCTTGGCGTGACACCTCCGCTGTACAGCTCAGACCTGCAAAGCTCTGGCAACTACCCAAGCGCCGTGTCCTACTTCGAGCAGCGCCGCTGCTTTGCTGGCACTACAAACGACCCACAAACGATTTGGATGACCAAGTCAGGCACTGAGTCCAACTTCAGCTACGGCTTGCCTGTGCGCGATGATGACCGCATCAAGTTCAAGGTGGCCGCGCGTGAGGCCAACACCATTCGCCACATCGTGCCTTTGACCCAGCTTTTGCTGCTTACTGGCTCTGCTGAATGGCGCGTGTCATCTGTCAACTCAGATGCCATCACACCGTCATCCATCTCGGTGCGACCACAGTCCTACGTTGGCGCATCCAATGTGCAGCCTGTCATCATCAACAACTCGCTGGTGTACTGCGCCGCGCGTGGTGGCCACATCCGTGAGCTTGGCTACTCTTGGCAGTCGAGCGGTTTCGTGACTGGCGACCTGTCGCTTCGTGCGGCTCACCTGTTTGACAACTACGACATCACCGACATGGCGTACTCAAAGGCTCCGCAGCCTCTGATTTGGTTCGTGTCATCGTCTGGCTACCTGATTGGCCTGACCTATGTGCCAGACCAGCAGATTGGCGCATGGCACTGGCACGACACCGATGGCGTTTTCGAGTCCTGCGCTGTAGTGGCAGAGGGCAAAGAAGACGTGCTGTACGTTGTTGTCAAGCGAGTCATCAACGGCAGCACCAAGCGCTACGTTGAACGCATGAACACTCGCCAGTTCGCCAACCTTGAAGACGCATTCTTTGTTGACTGTGGCGCAACATACGATGGCACAAACACCACGGCCGTCACCATGACCGTGAGCGGTGGCACAACTTGGGGGCCAGCAGACACATTGACCGTGACTGCATCAAGCGCCAAGTTTGCTTACCCTGCCACAACTGACGTTGGCGATGCAATCGTGCTTACTGATGCAGATGGCGTGAAATACCGCCTGAGAATCGTCAGCACATCCAGCACCACGGTTGCACAAGCAAGGGTAGACCGTACCCTTCCCGCCGCGCTTAGAAGCACTGCAACGGCCGTCTGGTCGTTTGCACGCAACTCAATCAGCGGGTTGACTTGGCTCGAAGGTAAGACCGTCAGCATCTTGGCCGATGGCGCTGTGCATCCACAGCAGGTTGTGACCAGCGGCGTGGTCAATCTTGAGCGTGCCGCATCCAAGGTTCAAGTCGGTTTGCAGTACGACTCAGACCTGCAAACCTTGCCTGTGGCGCTTCAAGTTGATGCTGGCTTTGGCCAAGGCCGTTTCAAAAACGTCAACAAAGCATGGCTGCGCGTGTTCCAGTCGTCAGGCATTTTCATTGGCCCAGACGAAGCCAACTTGGTCGAGGCCAAGCAGCGCACGACTGAGAACTACGGCACGCCACCTGCGCTCAAGACGCAAGAACTCATGGTCATGCTCACGCCGTCATGGGCTGACAGCGGCCAAGTCTACGTTCGCCAGCAAGACCCATTGCCTCTGACGGTGGTCGGCCTGACCATTGAAGTGGCTCTGGGCGCTTGATGGTGACCGTATAAATCAACCCCAAAGATAACCTGAACGCATTGGAGAATAGGCATGGCGGGAACCTCAACACCTTCGTGGGCAAATTGGACTGGAACCATCCAGCCAGATGGAGCATCGCAAGCTAAAACGGCAAACATGTTCCAGACTGTTGGCCCAATCCTAGCCATCGCTGGCATGGCCAGCAGCGCGATTGGCGCTTACTACTCAGCCAAGACTCAGCAGTACCAGCTCAACTCTCAAGCGCTCACGATGGACTTCCAAAAGTCCATGTCGGAGCTGAACGCCAAGAACGCTGAGTTCACCGCGCAGACCATCTTGGAGTCTGGCCAACGTCAGATTGGCGCAGCCACAATGCGTGCTGGCAACATCAAAGGCTCGGCAAAAGCATCGATGGCAGCTCGCGGCATTCAGGCTGGTGTAGGTTCCGCTGCTGACGTTATCGCAACAACCGACCTCATCAAAGAGGTTGACGTGAACACCATCAACGCTCGCTCGGTTCAAGCGGCCGAAGCCCAGCGAATGTCTGCTGTCAACTCACAGAACCAAGCCATGATGTCTGGCGTGTCTGCCGACAACGCTCGCATGGGCGCATCGACTATCAACCCATTCATGAGTACAACTGGCTCACTGCTCGGCAGCGCAAGCACCGTGGCCACAGCTTACTACTCAGACAAACGCATGGCCGCATACGAAAACTGGCTGGCCAAACAGTCGTCATAAGGAAACAAAGATGGCAACCGTACCAATGCTTGACGCACCATCTCAGTCGCTTGATGCGGCTCAGATGCCCAACTTCACTGCCGCTGGCGTGGAGCCAATGAAGAACTTTGCGCCAGAGCAAATGCAGAAGATGGGTTCTGGCATGACCGCTGCTGGCACGACCTTGATGAAGATTGGCCAAAGCATCCAAAACGACTTGGATGATGCCAACACCAAGGCGATGGTCACATCATTCAGCGCCAACGCTCAAGCCATCTTGATGGACAAAGATGCTGGCTACCTGACCACGGCGCAAGGTAAGAACGCCAAAGACCGCTACGCATCCACGCAAGAGGCCATGCTCAAGGCTCGCAAAGATGCCGAGGCTGGGCTTGAGAACGAGTTTCAGAAGAAGATGTTCACGCAAGCCGTTGACCGTCAGATGCTGCAATTCAAAGGCCAGATGGATTTGCACGCCGTCAAAGAGGTTCGCCAGTACGAGAAGAAAGAGTCCGAAGCGTTTGTGAACAACGCAGCAGACTTGGCCATCAAGTCGTATGGCTCACGCGACCAGAAGGATGCGACTGGCCGTGTGAACAACCTGTACACATCGAACGTGGCCACAGGCTTGCAGACAATCGTGGATGACTTTGCCAAGGACGGCATCGCTGAAGACTCCGAGCAGGTCAAACAAGCCAAGCAAAAGTTCACTGGCTATGTGGCCACTGGCGCTGTCACCGACATGATGCTCAACAACAAGTTCATCGAGGCTCGCAAGTTTCTCGATGGCGCTTACAAGAGCGGCGACATTGACAGCAAAGCGGCTCAGACCCTGTACAAGCAAATCGATGCTGGCTACAACAAAGAAGTGGCCACAGGTGCTGGAGACAAAATCTTCAGCTCGCGCGGCCCAACAGGTACTGACTTTGAAAGCGCTGCCAACTGGACAATGTCGAAAGATGTTGAGGGTGGCTACGTTGCAGACGATGCTGGCAAAGGCCCAACCAACTACGGCATCAACGGCTCTGCGTATTTTGGCGTTGAAGCCAAAGACCTGACTGACTCGCAAAAGAATTTCATTGCAAACCTCACACCAGAGAAAGCAAAGGAAATCTACCGCAAAAACTATTGGGACAAAATCGATGCAGACAAGCTCGACCCAAGGATGCGTGCGATTGCGTTTGACACCGCAGTGAACCAAGGCACAGCAACTGCAAAACGCTTGCTGGCTGAAGCTGGCAACGACCCAGAAAAGTTGTTAGACCTGCGCCGCGCTGAGTACAAGAAACTCATCAAAAGCGACCCTGAAAAGTTTGCCAAGTATGAAAAGACTTGGATGAATAGATTGGACAAGCTGGAGGCCAGCATCACAGGCACGCGCTCGCTGTCTGGCATGCTTACTGAGGCAGACCAGATTCAAGACCCAGAAGTTCGCGAAATGACGCGCCAGCGCATCAAGAACAAGTGGAGCGAAGACGAGGCCATTAAGCGCGAAGACTACACCACCAAGCTGAATGGCGCATTTGACATCGCCTACTCGAAGTTGGGTGGCTGGCGCGACATCCCTGCCACGATGTGGGCAGAGATTAAACCCGAAGACCGCGCTCGCATGATGAACCCACCAAAGGCTGATGACCCAAGCACTTTGTTTGAGCTTGAAATGAATCCAGAGTTGTGGTCAAAAGAGTCGATGATTGAGCGCCGTGGTCTGTTGACTGAGTCGACCTTCCGCAAGTTCTACATGATGGGCAACGCACCCGACTACAAAGAGAAAGTGCGCTCAGTTCAAATCGACAACATTCGATACAAAAACATCATGACAGATTCTGGTCTTGGTGACATTGCAACTGGTAAAACAGAATCGCAAAAAGAAGAGTCGAACAGAATCAAAGGAACGATTCAAGACCTAATCAGCGCAGAGCAGACAATCAAAAAGCGGCCACTCACGATGGAAGAGAAAGACTCCATCATGAAGTCTGTTGTCAAGCCTGTGAAGATTCGCGCATTGCGTGACTGGACTCCATCGGTTTTTGGTTTGGATGAGACAACCGATGAAGTGCCGTACTACAAAGTCAAAGACACTCGCAACGTCATAATCCCAGACAAGGTGAGAAACCAAATCGTTGCAGACTTCACTCGCAACGGCATCAAGATAGATGAGAAAACAATCTTCAACGCCTACATGAAAATGGAAGACAAAAAATGAGCGCTTATGACGACTACATCTCGCAACTGAAAAAAGAGCAAGACCGCAGCACGGCACTTGCATCTTCTTTGGGTGACGCTGTTGACACAAACCCAAACGACTTTGCTGAGATGAAGAAGCTGTCGCGTGCGGCAGACATGAGCGTTGATGCAGTCCCAGAGTTCCGAACCGAAGCCAAGACCACAAAGCTGTTGCAAGACATTGGTGGCCCTGACAAGTTTTGGAAAGAAGCGCCTCGCACTTCCAACTTTTTGGTGAACCCTGACAACTCAAAAATCTCGCACGACCAAGTGCAGAACATGGGTGAGTTTGAGCGCAAGTTCCGCATGATTGGCGGCGGCGCTGAAGAAGGTGCTGGCATGACCTTGAGTGGCCTTGGCCGCATGCTTGAGATTGCCCAGCGCAACACCATTGAAGGCTTTGCCAGCATGTTCTTGCCAGAGCCGCAGCGTGGCCCAATGGGAATTGCGCCATCAAAGCCAACTGCTGATTCTCTGATTGGCCCAATGCTGGGTGAAGACTGGGTGTCTGTCGGCCGTAAGCTCAAAGACCAAGCCAGAGATGAGGTGATGGTTCCAGCAAGCGAGCAGACATTCCTCGACAAAGTTGCTGGCGGTATTGGCCAAGTTGGTGGCCAAGCCGCAACTCACATTTTGACTGGCGGCACTATCAGCGGCCTCAACCTGTGGGCGCAAGGCGTTGACACGGTTTACGACAAGGTCGAAAAAGACAAAGCAGCCCAAGGGTACAAAGACATCGCAGCGCTCGGTGGTGGTGCTGTTACGGCCATCACAGAGCGATGGGCGCTTGACAAGCTGCTTGGCCCATTGGCCGTGCCAGTGAAAAATCAAGTCGGCGCTGTGTTGGCTCGCATCGGTATTGCAACCGCATCTGAAGGTGGCCAAGAATTTACCGAAAACATTCTGCATGACACACTACGCAAAGCGCTCACAAATCGGGATGCCGAAATTGATTTTGGACAAGCAGGTGAGGAAGGTACTGTCGGCGCTGCTGTTGGTGGCACTGTCCGTTCTATCGTTGAAGCCGCCTTGCACATTAAACGCCGTACAGCAAGAGCAGAGGAAACCGAGCGCAAAACGCAAGTCCTCGAAACTTTGAACAACTTGGCAGCAGCCAATGAGGTGCGCTCGCGTGATGCTCAAACTTTTGAAAACTGGATTGACCAAGTCTCAGAAGACAGCCCAATTCAAAACGTGTACCTCAACAGCGAAGTGCTGCGCCAATCTGGTTTAGCTGAGAGCTTGGTTAAGGCTGCGCCAGCGCTTGAGGATGCCATCAAAGAATCTTTGACGACTGGCAAAGAGCTTGAAATTCCTGTTGCCGAGTACATGAAGAGCATCGCTCCAACCGAACTCAGCACACAGATGCTTGACGACCTCCGTATCGAAAACGAGACAATGACTCGCCGTGAAGCTCGCGAGTACATCGAGACTGAGTCAAAGAAACTTGAGTCTGAAATCGAAGAGCGCGTGAAGATGGCGCAGCAAGATGAAGGATTCATCAAGTCTGGCAAAGAAGTGCAGAAGGTCATGTTTGACCAAATCAAAGCCACTGGCATCTACCCAGCCAACGTGGCACGCGACCAGTCGTTCTTCCAAGCCAAGGTGTATGAGAGCCTTGCAGCTCGCTTGAACATGACACCAATGGAAGCGTACCAAGCATTCCCCAACGTCATCGCAAAAAACGAAGGCGGCATGATGGTCGAAGGCGACCAGATGTTCAACCAGCGAGGCGAGATTCAAACTGAGTCGACTGCATTCAAGGAGTTCTTCAAGGACACCAAGATTGTTGACAAGCAAGGCAAGCCGTTGAAGATGTACCACGGCACTGCTCAAAACATTCAGCAGTTCCGCGCAAAGCAAGCTGGCGCAATCTTCACCACACCAGACCCTGAGTTCGCCGATGACTACACGGAGATGAGCAAGGACTGGATGGTCGACCACTACGATGAAATCTTGACGCGCGAGCAAGTTGCCGCAGCGATGGATGTGGCTGGCCAACGCATTCGTGAAGAGTTTGCAAACGACCCAGACAAGGCTGAAATCCTTGAGCATGAGATGCGTGTTGGCGACAGGCTGACAAACATCAAGGCACGCAGCATCTTCAACAAGGCGATTGCCGAGCAGATGCCGTCTGGCCCGAACATCATGCCTGTGTACGTCAATGCCACCAATCCGTTTGACTACGAAAACCCTGACCACGTTGCAGCCGTTGTGGCCGAGATGAACAAGTTCTCTGACATTTGGGGTCGTCCTCGCGGCGATGCAGCCAAGAGCTTCTTGTCGTCTGGCAACTGGGAAGAGATTGAGAAGACTCGCACGCAAGACGCAATCAAGGCGCTTGGCTTTGACGGCTTCTACATGAAAGAAGGCAAGCACAAGAACCTCGCCGTCTACAACTCCAACCAAGTAAAGTCGGTGTTCAACCAGAACCCAACTGAGTCGCCAGAAATTCTTAACCAAAGAGGTAAAAAGAAATTGTCGACTGAGGATGCGTTTGACGAAGACGCGCTGAAGCTCGAAGACCAGATTGCAGACGCTGGTGGTGAAGTCAAAGACGTGATGCAGGTCGACCAGTTGCTCGACAGCAAAGACATTCCTGTCATCACGATGCAAGACCTCGTTGGCATGAACATCTTCCCAACGATTGCTGACCGCACCGCAGCCGCTGCGTTGTACACAGGCATCGACTCATCGCAAACCAACTTGGCCATCCCATTGCTTGGTGGCCCATTCTTTCCACTGCGCCTTACCAACGCGCTGTCCAACATTGTGTGGGCAAACCGTGGCAAGGGCGTTACATCTCAGAAGGCTGCAAAGCTCAAAGAGGGCGCGAACTACATGATGGTGTTGATGGGTGATGCAGACATGCACCAGTCCAACAGCACTGTGGCTGCTGCTTTCATCTCTACGCTTGAGGCATGGAACCGTGACGGCCGCATCACCAAGAAAAACGTCAAGGCACTTGGCGACTTGGTGAAAGATGTTGGCGCAAAAGCTGTTGCCGCATCCAAAGCAAAGATGGCCAAATCTGAGGCCGACTTGGCCGCAGCTAAAGACGATGCCGCAGTTGAAAAGGCAAAGAAGGACATCGCCAAAGACAAGAAGGCGATTGCCATCAACCAGTCGGTTGAGAACTTTGTTGGCTTTGAAGACCCTGTCGCGCTGCACAAGTACATGGACAGCATATCATTTGACTCTCGCAAGCGAGTCCTTGAGGTGATGGCCAGCAAGCAAGCGCTTGACCTTGGCGCACCTCCAATGGCACGCATCTTGGAAGCCACGCGCGAGCCAAGTCTGGCTGGCCACCGCTGGGGTGACGGTGTCATCTTGCTTGAGGTCGACCAAGAGTCACCACAAGTTGACCTTGGCACTGAAGGCACAACGCCTCACCCAGACTTCCCTGTTGGCATTCGTGGCCGTGTGGTTGGCAAGATGAACGCGCCAATCAACTACGAGCTGCTGTGGCAAGACTGGATGGCAGAGAACTCAGGCAAAGCATCTCCACGCCGTGCGTTTGAGTTGAGCAAGCCCATCGTCAGCGTGACTCAGGAGCTGGTTGACCGCATTGGCCCTATCGTGCAAAAGAACATTGACAGCGCCAAGCAAGCACGCCTTGCTGCTGACTTTGCTGCCGACAACTGGAAGACATCGAGCGAAGCCAAGAAGGACGGCGGCGTATCGCCTCAAGAGTTCTTGGATGCAATCGACAACTCGCCAGCCAAGAATGTGCTGGGCAAGTACACCCTGTCTGAGCTGAAGAAGGGCATCAAAGACAAGACCATGAAGGTCTACCAGCTCGGCGATGGCCAAGCGTTTTTCTTGCTCAAGACCGAGGGTGAGCGCGTCATTTTGGACACTTGGGTGGTGAACGAGCAAGGCTCAAACGGCATCGCCGAGCCAGCCATCATGCTCAAGGCGCTGCAAGAGGGTGCAACCGAGGTGAGCAGCTACGCCGTCAAGAGCGCTGAGTTTCCGCAGGGCTTCCTGCCCACGCTGTACAGCGCCTTTGGCTTCACCGAGAACGGCAAAACACAGCCTTTGGCCAAGCTAAAACTTACAAGCAAACAGCTCGCTGACACTGTAAAATACTGGACAGAGAGCAACGCAGGTTTTGACGCAGCCAATGGCATGCCAGAACTTGTCACAATGGAGTGGAAACATGGAAAAGAACAAAGAGAAGGCATCATCGAGCGCTATCTCCAAAGCGGCTTTGCAAGCCTTTACAGCGGAGGAGTTGAAGCAAATGCCGAAGCAGCTTCGTCTGAGTTTGATGACGATAATCAGCAACAGGCTCAACAGGATGGACTTGCCAACGCCATCGAAAGAGGAATTGCAGGGTATCAAGAAAATGCTACTCAACCACTTGACGCAGCCGCAACTCAACGAGCTGTCCAATCGATTGGCAACTTAACTGACAACGAACTCAAGAACCTCGGCCTGACTCCAGAAGACAGAGCCGCAGTTCAAAAGATTCTTGGCCAGATGTCTGGCGTGTTGAACCAACGCGCTACACCACAAAACCTTGCAGAGAAGTCACGCGCCGAGTCATCGGCCAAGACTGGCTTGCTCAATCAAACCAACCGTGGTGGCTTTGCACCAGACACGCTGACCACCATCCTCACCAAAGAGGCCGACTACTCCACGCTGCACCATGAGACTGTCCACTTCGTTGTGGAGGCATACACGCGCATCGCTCAACAAGAGAACGCGCCAGCTCAAATCGTTGCAGACTTGGAGGCGCTCATCAAGTTTGGTGGCGTTGACACCATCGAGCAATGGATGGCTATGGGGCTGGAAGAGCGCCGACCAGCGCAAGAGGCCATTGCCTACGCCTCTGAGATTTACTTCTTTGAAGGCAAGGCTCCAAGCGTTGAGCTTGAGTCTGTGTTTGACCGTCTGGCTCAGTGGATGCGCGACATCTACACGTCAATCGTGGACGAGCTGAATGCCATGTACAAGCAAGAGTTCGGCAAAGACCTGCCCATCTTGAATGACGAAGTGCGCTCAGTGTTTGACCGTATGCTGGCCAGCGATAAGCAAATCCAACAAGCGCAGGAAATCCGCGACATGGTTCCAATGTTTCAGACTCAGGAAGAGTCGGGCATGGATGACGCGCAATGGCAAGCCTACAAGGCCATGTCTGACGAAGCTGACCAAGCTGGCGTGATGGACTTGACCAAGGCATCGATGCGCCAAATCAAGTGGCTGGACAACGCACGCAGCAAGCTGCTCAAAAAGATGCAGAAGAAGACCGCAGCCCAGCGCAAGATTGTGCGCGAGCAGGTCGAGGAAGAGGTCAACAATGACCCTGTCTACATGGCCATCAACTTCCTCAAGCGCGGCGAGACAAAGGATGCTGACGGCAACCCTATCAAGGTGACGCAGGGCCACAAGCTCTCGTTGGCCGAAGTCAAAGCTCTCTATCCAGAGAACGACACTGGCCTTGCCGCAGCACCCGACTTCACCACGCTTGGCTATGGCAAATACGGCATGCTGGGCGAGCAGGGCATCTCGCCTGACTTGGTGGCTGGCATGTTTGGCTTCCAATCTGGTGACGCTTTGGTGCGCTCGCTGGTGGATGCCAAGCCAATCAAAGAAGAGGTCGAGGCTCGCACTGACCAGCGCATGCTTGAAGAGCATGGCGACATGTACGACCAGAAGACCGTAGACGCTGAAATTGAGAAGGCTCTACACAACCAAGCACGCGCACGTTTTGTGGCCGTAGAACTGCGTTTCTTGGCCAAGGCAACGGCTCCTGTGCGCCTGATGCTGCAAGCCGCCAAGAAGGCAGCAAAGCAAATCATCTCTGGCAAGGCCATTGGCGACATCAACCCACGCGAATACTCCATCGCAGAGGGCCGTGCTTCAAAGCAAGCCACTGCCGCCATGAAGAAGGGCGACAGCTTATCCGCGCAAAAGGCAAAGCAGCAGCAACTGCTCAACAACCAGTTGACAACGCAAGCGATGGAGGCCAAAGCCGAAGTCGAAAAAGCCATCGATGGTTTCCGAAAGCTGTTCCGTCCTGACGAAAAGATTGCCAAGGGTCGCAACATGGACTTGGTCAATGCTGCTCGCTCCATCCTTGGCTACTATGGCATTGGCCCCAAGGGCAAGTCACCGCTTGACTTCATCGACACGCTGCGCTCATACAACCCAGACTTCTACGCCGACATCGAGCCGTTGATTCTGGAGGCTGCAAGCGGCTCCAAGCCATACACCGAGATGACGCTCGATGAGTTCCGCAGTTTGAATGATGCAATCAGCTCTCTGTGGTTCCAGTCCAAGCGCGAAAACGAAGCGATGATTGAAGGCCGTATGGTTTCAATCGAGCAGATTCGTGGTGAGCTGGTTGGCCGTCTTGAAGAGATTGGCATCCCAGAAGTGGTGGCAGGTGAGAAAGCGCCATTCACTAAAAAAGAAAAGTTCATGAAGCGCCTGTTGAACATCAAGGCGATTGGTCGCCGTGTTGAATACTGGGCAGACTCTTTGGACGGCTCCGCAGGTGGCAACGCTTTCACGCAGTACATCTGGCGACCAGTGCGCTCCGCGCTCGACAACTACCGCATTGACCGCAACAAGTACGTCAGCCAATACGTTGACATGGTTGCGAAGCTCACGCTCGGCAAAGGCAAGATTGACGCAAGCGAAGAGATTGGCTACACGTTTGGCGATGAGAACGGCGGCAGCGGCAAGGCTGAATTGCTGGGTGCAATGCTGCACATGGGCAACGAGTCCAACTTCAAGAAGCTGCTGGTCGGCCGTGGCTGGGGTTCAATCAACCAGAACGGCGTGCTGGACGCATCACGCTGGAATGCGCTCATCAACCGCATGATTGCAGAGGGTCACCTCACAAAGTCTGACTTCGACTTCTTGCAGTCGGTGTGGGATTTAAACGAGGAAATCAAGCCTTTGGCTCAGAAGGCTCACCACGACATGTTTGGCTACTACTTCAAAGAAGTTGAGGCCACGCCATTGGTGACACCGTTTGGCACTTATCGTGGCGGCTATGTGCCAGCAAAGACCGACCCAGACATGGTGCGTGACGCTCAGAAGAACGCCAAGATGGAAGCTCTGGAAAGCGACTTCCGTCAGTCTATGCCAAGCACTGGCCTTGGTTTTACCAAAGGTCGTGTCGAGTACAACAAGCCGTTGTCGCTTGACCTGCGAGTGATGACCAAGCACATCGATGACGTGATTCGTTTTGCTCATGTGCAGCCAGCCATCAAGGACGTGCTGAAGATTATCCGCAGCCGAGACTTTGCAGACAATTTGTCGCGCATCGACTCAGAGGTTGTGGAGGGTATGTTGCTGCCGTGGCTCAACCGCGCTGCTCGCCAAATCACAAGCGAAGCTGGCATGAACTCATCCATCGACAACTTCTGGCGCACCGTGCGTCAGCGCACTGGCGTGGCCATCATGTTCGGCAACTTGAGCAACGCGCTTCAACAGTTCACTGGTCACTTCTTGACAGGCGTGAAAGTGGACAAGAGCAACATGAAGGCTGCGTTGGCCATGTACATGAAGAGTCCAAACTCTGTGACTCAGGGCGTGGTCGAGAACTCCAAGTTCATGGAAGACCGTCTGAAGAATCAAATCTTTGACATTCAAGACAACCTCAACCAGTTGCTGCTCAACCCCACCAAGTTCGAGAAGGTGCAAGCATGGACAAGCCAGCACGGCTACTTTTTGCAGACAGCCTTCCAAAACCAAGTGGACATCGTTGCATGGGTCGGCGCGTACAACCAAGCCATCGAGCAGCTTGGCTCTGGGTATGACGATGCAGAAGCTCACGCCGAAGCCGTGCAACGCGCTGACGCTGTGGTGCGTATGACTCAGTCAAGCCTGACCGCAGAAGACAAGTCTGCCTTCGAGGTTGGCACACCGTTCATGGCCACGCTGCTTCAGTTCTCTGGCTACTTCAACATGATTGCCAACTTGAACGCCACTGAGTTCACCAAGATTTTCCGTGACCTCGGCTGGCGCGGCCACAAGGGCATGCTGTTTCAAAAGTACCTGCTTGGCTTTGCTTTGCCAATGCTGGTGGCTGACGCAATCGTTCGCACGCTTGGCGGCGGCTGGGATGACGAAGACGATGACGGCTACCTTGACGAGTTCATGGAATGGTTCTTTGGCTCTCAAATCAAAGGCGCTGTGGCTATGGTTCCAGTCGCTGGCCCAGCCGTTTGGTCGCTCACCAACGTGGCCAACGACAAGCCATACGATGACAAAATGTCATCAAGCCCAGCCGTGTCTACGCTTGAAGGCTCGACCTTTGGCGTGGCCAAGGCGGCAATCAACATTGTCGACAAGGACAAGGAAGTCACAGGAAAGAACGTGCGTGACGTTTTAACTGCAATCAGCTTGGCCACTGGTGTTCCAGTCGCAGTGCTTGGCCGACCACTCGGCTACGCAGTTGACGTGAACCGTGGCAAAGTGAATCCAACCAGCAATGCAGACTACGTTCGCGGCCTCATCACAGGCAAGGCGAGCGAAGAGTCTGTGAAGAAGTAAGGTGACCGTAACTATGCACCAAATGTTTAGCCTATTCAAAATCCAGCAGGAGCCACGTCCATGACGATTAGTTCAACAAACCGCAGGGCTGGCCCATATTCGGGCAACGGCTCTCAGACGGCATTTCCGTTTTCGTTCAAAGTATTTCAAGCCTCCGACATGCTTGTCGTGAAGGTGCAGGTGTCTACAAACATCGAAACAACTTTGACGTTGACAACCGACTACACAGTTGCATTAAATGCAGACCAGAACTCAAACGCTGGTGGCAACATCAACTTGGTCACAGCTCTGCCAACTGGCTACAAACTTGTTGTCAGCTCCAAGGTCGAGTACCTGCAAGAGACTGACCTGACAAACCAAGGTGGCTTCTACCCAGAAGTCATCACTGACGCGCTTGACCGACTGACGATTGAAGCTCAACAGCTCAAAGAAGGTCTTGACCGTGCAGCTCAGTTGCCAATCACAAGCGAAGCTGATGCTGCCGCTTTGGTTGCTGACATTGTGCGAATTGCAGACAGCGCAGACAACCTTGACACCGTTGCGACCAACATCACAAATGTGAACACGGTTGCGACCAACATCACAAACGTCAACACCGTTGCTGGTATCAGCTCAAATGTGACGACTGTGGCTGGCATCTCTGCCAACGTCACAAGCGTGGCTGGCAATGCGACCAACATTAACTCTGTCGCTGGCAATGCAAGCAACATCAATGCGGTTGCTGGCAACAACACAAACATCACAGCAGTCGCTGGGAACTCCACCAACATCAATGCTGTCGCAGGTAACTCGACAAACATCAATGCGGTGAACTCCAACTCGACCAACATCAATACTTGCGCGACCAACATCGCAGCAATCATCGATGCGCCAACACAAGCTGCAAACGCAGCAAGCTCTGCCGCAGCGGCCGCAGCCTCTGCCGCCTCTGGCATGTACAGCGCAGTGCAAGATAAGAGCGCAAACTACACAGTTGTGGCTGGCGATGCTGGTGACTTGATTCGCGTAACCACAACCAGTGGCGCAATCACAATCACGTTGCCTTTGATTAGCACTGTAAGCGATGGCTTCAAAGTGGCCGTTGTTAAATGGACATCTGACGCAAACGTAGTCAACATTGCACGCTCTGGCAGCAACACCATCAACGGCGCAACAAGCGCTCAGATTGGTTCACAGTACAGCCAAATCATCTTTGTCGCAGACTTTGAAACCAACACATGGTTTGCATCACAGTCTGGCCTTGGCGCTACCAACGTCAACGTGGACGTGTTCAGCGGCAACGCAAGCACAACAGCTTTCACGCTGTCGTCTGACCCAAGCTCAAAGAACAACACCTACGTTTCAATCGGCGGTGTATATCAAGCCAAGTCCACATACTCAGTGTCTGGCACAACGCTGACATTCAGCACTGCGCCACCAACTGGTACAAGCAACATTGAGGTCGTTTACGGCACTCCATTGGCTATTGGCACGCCAAGCGATGGAACTGTTACAGCAGCAAAGATGGCGGCTGGAGCTGCTGTTGGTAACTTGGGTTACACGCCAGTGAACAAAGCTGGCGACACAATGACTGGCGCGTTGAATTTGCCATCAAGCGCAAACACGGCAGTCGAAACGTTGTCAATTAGATTCACCGATGGTACAAACCAACTCGGAAGTATTCGAGCATATAACAATGGCGGCTATAACCAATCGATGCGTTTTTACACCACTAACGCTGCTGGTTCTAGTGAAGCAAAGGCGTTTGAAGTTGACGGTGTCGGAAACTTCTACATGAATAGTGGTTATGGCTCAGTCTCTGCTTCATACGGTTGTCGAGCTTGGGTGAATTTTGACGGCACTGGCGGGGCCACTATTAAAGGCAGCGGCAACGTATCAAGCGTTACGCGAGTTTCTTCTGGTGCCTATTCGATAAACATTGCAAGTGCAATGCCTGATGTGAATTACGCAGTAGCATCGATAGGTTCAAGCGGAAGTGGTGTAAACGGAAACAACATTCAAGCCTCTACAACCAAAACAACTTCACAATTCAGCATAGTAAACCAAGTGAACAACATAGTTGGCGACCCGCCTTCTGGTTCTTGGATTTCCGCAATCATTGTTCGATAAAGGAAAGTCGATGCCAAAAAGAATCATCTACCAAACAGAGAGCGGAGGGGTTGCGTTAGTAACTCCTTCGATGAACTGCGGCCTAACTGTCGAGGAAATCGCACGCAAAGACGTACCTGCTGGCGCACGCTACGCCATCCTCGACACTGCTGATGTACCGACCGACTTCACGTTCTTTAATGCGTGGGAAGTGGAAAACTCAGCTTTGAATGATGGCGTTGGAATCGGCACACAATCGTGGTTCATCGAGCAGTACGAAGCTGAGATTGCAACCATCAACGCAGAGCCAATCCCAGCGCGTTTGCCTGACGAACAGCAGACAGTCGAAGAGTATGACGCTGTTGTGGCTCAGTGGGAAGCCAGCAAGGCCACACGCATCGCGCAGCTCAACACTCAAATCGCAACACAGCAAGCGGAGATGAACGCATGATTACCATCAACATCGACAAGGCCAAAGCGATCGCGCATGACGTGCGCCGTGCTGCACGCGCCGAAGAGTTCAAGCCACTTGATGAAGTCATCATGAAGCAAATCCCAAACACTGACGTTGCTGCTGTTGAGGTAGAGCGCCAAGCTGTGCGCGACAAGTACGCAGCGATGCAAGCAGCCATTGACGCTGCTGTTGCCGTGGATGAAATCAAAGCGGTCATGCCGCAGCAAGGAGCCTAATCATGGCATTGACACAAGTCGAAACAGGCATGATTAAAGATGCCGCAGTTACTCAAGCCAAGCTCGCTTCTAACGTGGCTGGTAATGGCCCTGCGTTTAGTGCTTATAAGTCTGGAACTCAAACTCTTACAAATAACGTCTGGACAAAGGTTACTCTCACAAACGAAGAGTACGACACAAACTCCAACTATGACGCGCCAAACTCTCGATTCACCCCAACTGTAGCTGGGTATTACAGGTTCACCGCAAACGCAGATTGTTTCGCAGGAGCAAGTGGTTCTAACTTAGCGCTGGCGTCAGTTTATAAAAACTCAGCCTCTGCCAAATCAGGGCCAGCATCCAACGCTGCTGGTAGCGAGCAATATTGTTATGTAAGCGCTACGGTGTATATGAACGGATCTACCGATTACGCTGAAATGTATGTTCTTTACACAAACTCAAACACACCAAGCATTGCTGGGGCATCAACGTATACATATTTCCAAGCTGAATTGGTAAGGGCAGCATGATGAAAACACTTTACGAAAAAATCAAAGCGCTTTACCCTGAACTGCAAGACGCAGACTTCATGAACACCATCCGCTTGCAAAACGACAGCGATGGCAAAGGCGACTACATTGCTAAGTGGGAACACCCAACATTGGCACGACCAACCGAGGAACAGTTGAATGGATAACCAATCTCTTTTCAACATTGCCGTCAGTTGCGCTGGCGGTCTTGCACTATGGGTGTTGAATAACATGACACGACAAATCCAAAAGCAAGATGACAAAATCACGCTTTTGGAAGAGCGTCTTGCAAACGTCAGAGACACGTTGCCTCACGACTATGTGCAGAAGGATGACTATCGCGCAGACATGCGTGACGTAAAAGACCTGCTCAAGCAAATCTTCGACAAGCTAGACAACAAGCAAGACAAGTGATGTGGGGCCAGAGATTGTCATTGCTCTTCAAGCCATGCGTGGCGCGTGGGCTGGCATTCAGTTCTGCTGCGATTGCCTTCGTGAAGGGTCTGTTGAAATCCAGAAAGTCAAAAAGACTGTCGAGGGTGGAGTCACTGACGCGAAGAAAATCTACGCCGAAGTCACTGGCATCTGGGGTTGGCTCAAAGGACTCTTCGGTGAAAAGCCAAAAGCAGCCGCGCATGTCGAAGCTAAAGCCATCGAGCAAAAGCCAGCAGCCAAAAAGTCAAGCGCCAAAGAAGAGTACATCGACCACATCCCAACGCAAGACGAAGTCGTCCAGCAATTCATTGGCCATGTCGGTGAGTGGTTCGACAACTATCACACGCTGAAGACGTACACCGAGAAGCGGTATGCGGAAGTTTTTGGAAAGGACGAAATCGACCAGAAAGAAGTTCTAGAGCTGACGCAGTTGCAGGTTGAGGTTGACTCGGCCTACCCAGCGTTGATGAGCTTGATGACCACCAACGCGCCTTGGCAGCTTGGCCCGATATGGTCACAGTTCAAAGAGATGCAGGACAAGGTCAAGGTTGGCCAAGCCGCTCGCCAGATGAAGCAAAAGCGAGAGAAGGCCAAGCGAGATGCTGACGCAGCGCAAAAGCGAAGCGATGACATTGACCGCAACATGACTTGGTTCTGGTCGCTGATGACGGTCTTTTACTTCTGGACGTTGATGGGAACAGTATGGGTAAGCGCGAATCCAACGCAATAATTTTCCTGCTGTGTCTTATGGTTGGCATTTTGTTTGTGTTGCTTTTTTTCTTTTTGCTTGAAGGCAAAAAAATGAAAGGGCAGCTCAACCACAACACACGCGAAAACGAGAAGGCAGCGCTTGCGTTGCGCGACAGCCGCGAGAAGTTGGAACGATTATTGAAGTCGGTGAAACCCACCGAGAAAGGCGAAGAGTGAGATATGTAATTTTGATGATTGCGCTGGTCGCATCGGTGTTCATTTTTGGTGAAGACCGTTATCGCTACCCATGCCAGAACCCACGCAACTGGGACAACATAGAGTGCAAGCCTCCAATCTGCACAGTCGAAGGCACATGCCCAGACAAACTACTTCCACCTGAAATGCTTTTAAAGGATGACAAATGACCTTCACTGAAAAATTTAAAAAAGTTCTCTGCATCATGCTTGGCATCGATGGCCAGCCCTTCATTCCTGAAGAGCGCATGACCGTTGAGCAAATCCAAGTGCGCGTGTGGGCCGTTGTGATTTTGACAATCGCATTCGTGTTTGCATCCACTGTGCTGATTGCAATCATCTCTTTGATTTTCACCATCCAGCCAATGCTGCGTATGGCCCCCATCGATGCCATCTTTGCCAAGCAGGTGAACGATGCAATGCTGCTGTCTGGTGGCGTGCTTGGTGGTGTGGCTGGCATGACGTTTGTCAATGCTGGCGTGAACTACGTCTACAAGAAACTGACTGACGAGCAAGAAGCTCCAAAGGTTGAAGACGATGCTGCGTAACATCTTCGCTTTTTTTGTTTGCTTGGTCGTTGCATTCTTTGTCGGCAAGTACGATGAACGTCAAGCAATCAAGGCAGAAGTCGAGCGCATTGAATCATCGATGCGTGACGAAGCTGCCGCAACTACCGCAAAACTTGAAAAGGAAAAACGAGATGCTCAAATCAAAGTTGACCAGCTTCGCGCTGATGTCGCTGCTGGCTCTATCAGGCTGTCAGTCCGTGCCAGTTGCTCTGCCTCCACTGCCGCAGGGGATTCAGAAGCGCGAGCCGAACTTGACCCAAAGGTTGCTGACGACCTTATCGCCATCACCGCAGACGGCGACCAAGCCATCATCGAACTAAACACCTGCATCGATTTTTACAACAAACTGAGGGAAATTAAATGACTCAACTCACCGAACACTTCAGCCTTGAAGAGCTGACACACACCGACCATCGCGAGCTGGACAACACGCCAACCACGGCCGAGAAGTGCATCATTGATGGCAAGGAAGTCATGGTCAACGCCTATGAGAACCTGCCGCGCTTGGCCAAGTTCTTGGAAGACCTGAAGGTTGTGCTTGGCGGCAAGCCCATCATTGTGAACTCGGCATTTCGCTCTGAAGCTGTGAACACTGCCGTGGGTTCAAAGAACACAAGCGACCATCGCCGTGGCTGCGCTGCTGACATTCGCGTGCCAAGCATGACACCAGACGAAGTGACCCGCGCCATCATTGCCAGCGACCTGCCATACCAGCAAGTCATTCGCGAGTTTGACCGTTGGACTCATGTGGCCATCACGACAAACGAAGGTGATGCGCCCAAGAAGTCAAAGCTCATCATTGACAAAACTGGCACGCGCCCATTCGCCTGATATACTGGCGACAGTTCTCCATGCAGTTGCTCTCTCCATGAAGACTTAAAGCCCCAGCCGTAAAAAGCTGGGGCTTTTTCTTTACCACTTAGGGGCGCAGGTGACCTCGGCCACTATCTCTGTGGTGTAGCCATTGATTTTGCGTTTCGCGTACAGGATGACGGCTCTCAGGCCGTTTGTCTCACACTCACGCACGGCAACAATAATCTCGTTGCGCGACATTGGCTGCACCTTGTTGTCCAGCACCAGCTCTTGGTCGGTCAGCTTGGGTTGGCTTGAGCAGCCAGCCAAAGCCAACACGGCCATGATGAGGAATAGTTTTTTCATGCTTTCTCCACTACTGTTACTTGCCATAATTTGTTGCCACCTTGTATGTCAAATTCACCTCCGTGAAATTGTGACTTTTCAATAATGGCTCTGAGAAATTGACTTGTGATGTCTTTTTTCCCATCGAGAAAAGCATTGCCAGCTTTATTCAATTTGCCTTGAAAGACATCGCCAGTTAATGGGCTTACTCCAATGTGCATCATGTTCACCCCTTGGTAGTTACAAATCGATTTGATTTTTCAAAAGCCTCAACATCTTCGATGCGGTAGCGCACCTCTGCGTTGCGGCCGTCACCCAGCTTGATGTAGTCAGGGCCGACATTGGCCACACGCCACTTTCGCAGCGTGCTGTCGGTCAAGCCCCAACGCTCACAAAGCTCTTTAGGCTTGAGGAGCTTGGCCATCTTGTGTTTCCTCTGGTTGCAGCACTTCGCCAGTGTCTGCGTCCACAGTTCCCATAGAACGCTTCAGGCGGCTCAAAGGCGCGACTTGGGCCTCTGGTTCAGGCGTGATGTTTACAGGCGCTTTACGCTCGATTTGGTCAAATCCTGACGCATCGTTGTCCGACTCGAACACTTGGTCGACATCGGCGCTGGATGGCAGACGCTTTGCCATGCGGCGAATGACTGTCTTCTTGGCCATCTCGTCCCACCAGTCAGCCCAAGGGCCAAACTTACCAGCGCGGCTGGCTGCACGCACCTTCTCAACATCGGCCACGCTCATCACCTCGCGGTAAATTGCGCCGTCCTTGGTCTTGGCCACGGCGTACACAGCGATTTGCTGGCCACGGTCTGCACCCAAGAATGGCTTGTGAACGATGCGCTCATCATCGCCCAGCTCATACTCGAATGAGTCTTTGTCGTACACCACGTTGGCGCTGATGCTGGCCAGCTCGCCTGAGTTGCGAATCTTCTTTAAGATGCCGCCAACCATTGGCATGTACTGCACCTTTTTGCCGTCCTTGGTGTTGAAGATGACAGGCGCAGCTTCGCGGCCATCAAGCAGCAAGCCATCTTGTGCCGCCTTCATGCACGCGCCCAACAGGCTGCGGCGGTCAGCGCTCAACAGCTCTGGGTTCATCTGCACTGCGGTCAGTGTGGTGCGAATGAACTTCTCGACTGGGATTTGCGGAGGCAAGGCAGAGGCGAACTCTGGTTGCATCTTTACCAGCGTGCCGCGCATCGCTTCCATAGGGGTCAGTTCTGTACTCATTCCATGCTCTCCAGTGATGTTGTAACTTCAAGTGGTAAAAAATTCACGTTTGATTGGCGCAGCTCGATGACGGCATCACGCACTGCGGTGTTGATGATGGACAACAATTTAATGCGCTCTTCATCTTTGGTGGTGGCTGGCACTGCAATCACAAACCTGCTGACGCATTTGAGTTCTGTGAAGTAACTCATGCTGCACCTTCAATCAAGTCTGCTTGCTCTGCAATGGTCGATGCAATCTCAACCACAGCGCCTTGCTTGCCCATCATCATGGCCACGTCAACCGCGCGTGCCACTTCGATGCTGTACTGTTTGCCAGCGATATGGCGCAGGGCTTGCGCTTGGCTGGTTGCTTGGACGAGGTACACGTTGTTGTTGCCTGTCACTTTGTAGATGCGTTGTTCTGCTGCCATTTTCATTTCTCCTTTTTTGCTGTGAAGCGGAAGTTGCGGAAACCCTTGCGAGCGCCGTAGTAAGTGCCGACCATGTCAGCGGTTATCTGCGTACCCAAACTGTCTTTTGTTGTACCGCAGGAAATCGTGCCAAGCTGACTGACGACCTTGCTTGCGCTGCCAATGGCCATGAGAATCTCAGCCTTGGTTGCTTCGCGAATGTCGGTCTGCTCTTTGATGGATTGGCCAAGGTAGTGGTAGCGCTCAATGAGCATGTCCAACTGTGGCGTTGACTCGGCAACCAAGCCATCGATGGAGTCGCCTCGCAACTGCTTGATGATGAACTCAGCATCGGCTGAATAATCTGGATTGGGCGCAGCGTTGGCATCGACCTTGGCCCAGAACTCAGCAATCTTCTTGCGAATGTCTGCGCCAATTTCCTTGTCGCGCTTACGCAGCACAATCTTCAAAGTGTTGCCACCAACCAGCAAGCACAGCGCTGTCCATTCGTAGCCTGTCAGCTCCATCTGGTGTTGGATTTGCAGCTCGATGTGTTCTGGCGCTTCAATGTTGCCAGCGCCGTCATCGAGCCAGTTGCGTGCGTACTGCAAGCCGTCCACGTTCTTGACCTCCAAGATGCCTTTGCCCTTGTCGCTGTCAAGAATCTCAAAGTCAAAGCTCGAACCCATACGCAGGTCTGGGTCGCGCATGTACACCTTGAGCGGTGCAATGCTCCAACCCATCTCTTCGGCCGCGCCGTGGGCGATTGCAGCCTCAAGACGGTTGCCCCACTTCATGCGCTCGTTGGCCTCGAACTTGACCGACACGCCGTCACGCTTTTCGTGGAACAGCTCGAACTCTGTCTTGTATGGTGACAGGCCGTACAGAGCTGGTATCTCTGTGCTGGTGATGTCTTTCTTGCGCTCGCCCAGCCATTGGGCCTCGCTGGTGATTTGGATAATCTCTACTGTCATTGCTCTCTCCTTGGTTAAATTAAAAACTTGAGTCGGTCACCTGCTGACTCGTTCAAGTCGTCTTTCTTTGCGTACAAGTTCAATTCAACTTGCTCGCCAGAATCGGTTGTGATGGTGATGGTGCGCGATGAGTGGTAGGTGTATTCCCTGACTTCATTGAACTCGACCTTCGCGACACTGTGGATGTCTAAACTCATTCCCATTTGCTTCTCCTTGTGGTTGTATGTGCTAATTCTAGCATGGATTGTTGATGCTGCATCAACTCTTTTTGTTTGGGCAGTTGGGGCATTTGCGTGACTGGCAGACCCCCAACTCTTCGCATGTGCGCTTAACCACGGCTGTGGCCCCACGATGGCATGACCCAGTCGTTCATCTTGTTGACGAGGTCTGAGTGCAGCTCCTTCTTTTGAATGTTCCCTCGCAGGTAAGCATCCCAGTCGGCCATCATCTGCTGCCAGTGGACATGCAGATACTTGTGCGTGCGAGCCTGTGACTCGAACTTGAAGCTCTCAGGTGCGTACTGGTTGATGCGCTCTTGAATCCACTCAGTAATGCCTTGCTGCTGCTTGGCCATTGCAGCCTGTGCGGCCGACTTGAGTGGGCTGTCCTTGAGGCTGTCCAACCAGCATGACAGGGTTGCCCACTGCATGAAGCCGTCTTGAGTGACGCGACCTTGGATGCCATCGAATGTGAAAGTTGCTGTTGTCATTTGCTCTCTCCGTGTTGTTGATGTGTTGATTCTAGTTCAACATTTCATGCATTTTTACGTTCCAATAAAAATAAATTTGTAGTTTGACCTTTTGTTTTCAAAAACCAGTGGTCAATGTTCGTTGATTTTGTGTCATCATTGAGGGATGACTACACAAAACCTCACACC